AGATGTAGAAGGGACCATGTGCTCTACGATGTTTGGGAGCTACAAGGCTATATCCATACTACTGAAGGGAACGTGATTCATTATGGCTTTATTGAGAAGTTCATTGAGGAGCTTGGAGAGAAGTACCACATAAAAGAAATAGCCTTTGACCGCTGGAATGCCACTCAAATGGTCCAGAACTTAGAGGGTATGGGCTTTACAGTTGTACCATTTGGACAGGGCTATAAGGACATGTCTCCACCAAGTAAAGAACTTTATAAGCTTCTTATGGAAGGGAATATCAATCATGGTGGTCACCCCGTTCTTAAATGGATGGCTCAAAACGTAGTCATGCGCCAGGATCCTGCCAGGGAACATCAAACCGGATAAAAGAAAAATCAAGTAGAAAAGATCGATGGTATTGTCGCTACAATCATGGCCCTTGATCGCTGCATTAGAAATAAAGACGATGACTCTAGCGTTTATGATGAACGTGGAATCATCGTCTTTTAATTACTGCTCAATTTCAATTACCGTAGGGCAATCAAGAAAGCGGGTTGCAGTGCCAACACCATAAGAATTAACAGCGCATCTTTCTTTCTGATTTTGATACCCAAGAACGAACTTGAATAAATATCCCATCAAGGATCCTAACCATTGGCTTTCTTGACCTGTAAATTTAAAGTCAGGTCTTGGTGAGTTCTTTCTTTCCCAAATAAGAAGCAAAGATTTTACTGGTGGAATGCCTAGATCATTAGCAAAGATAATGTTAGATAGAAGGACTGGATTAGTGATAGTGTCCATACAAAAATCCCAAAGCGCACCAGAGTTTACAAAAGGTGAAGCATTTTTGTATGTAGCAGCAAAGTCATTCATGATCTGTGATTTAATGTGATTTACATTCATGTTAAACCTCCTTTAATTTGAACATACATTTTATTGTATGTTTAGAATATCATGAAACAATATCGTTGTCAACATAAAATTGAACCTTCATAATAATGTATGTTTAGGGGTGAAAATATGAATATACCAATTATCTCAAAGTTAATAAAGGCTCGTGATAAGCCTAAAGATTACTACTCTGGCTCAAATTACACTTATCTATTTGGGCCAACGACAAGCGGAAAGACAGTCAACGAATTTACTGCCATGCAGACCACAGCGGTATATTCCTGTGTTCGTATTCTCGCAGAAGCAGTAGCATCCCTTCCACTGCATGTGTACAGGTATAAGGAAAATGGCAAGGAGCGCGTGTATAACCATCATTTGTACCATATTCTTCACAATGAACCCAATACAGAAATGAGTTCCTTTGTCTTTCGAGAGACATTGATGAGCCATTTGCTTATTTGGGGAAATGCCTATGCACAGATTATCCGTGATGGTGCCGGGAGAGTGGTGGCTTTGTATCCACTTCTACCAAACAAGATGACAGTTAGCAGAGATAAAAACGGAGAAATCTACTACATTTACACAACGACATCTGATGAGAATCCCAACTTCAAGGACTATGGTTCAGTGGTGTTAAGAAAACAGGATGTTCTTCACATTCCAGGACTAGGCTTTGATGGTTTGGTAGGGTACTCGCCAATTGCTATGGCAAAGAATGCTGTGGGTATGACCATAGCCACTGAAGAATACGGAGCCAGCTTCTTTGCCAATGGAGCTAATCCCGGAGGTGTGCTTGAACATCCCGGTGTGCTTAAAGATCCCAAAAAGGTGAGAGATTCCTGGAATGAAGTGTACCGCGGAACAGCCAATGCCCATAAGATTGCCGTTCTTGAAGAAGGAATGAAATATCAGCAGATTGGTATTCCACCGGAAGAAGCACAGTTTCTTGAAACCAGAAAATTTCAGATTAATGAAATAGCAAGGCTCTATCGAATTCCACCTCATATGGTAGGTGATCTTGAGAAATCCAGCTTCTCAAATATTGAGCAGCAATCCTTGGAGTTCGTAAAATACACCTTGGATCCTTGGGTCATAAGATGGGAACAAGCCATGCAGCGTTCACTCCTACTTCCAAAAGAGAAGCAGGAGTTTTTTATTAGACTCAATGTAGACGGACTTCTCAGGGGTGATTACCAAAGTCGTATGAATGGCTATTCCGTGGCAAGGCAGAATGGATGGTTGTCAGCTAATGACATAAGAGAGATGGAGGATATGAATCCGATCCCTGATGAGGAAGGAGGAAATCTATATCTAATCAATGGCAACATGACAAAGCTCAAGGATGCTGGTCTATTTGGCGGCCAAGGTCAGAGTGAGATAGCAAATAAGAAGGGAAGTGAGGAAAGCAGATGAAGCGCAAATTTTGGAACTGGGTCAAGAATGAGGGTGAAAGAACCCTCTTTTTAAATGGAGAAATTTCAGATGAAACCTGGTATGGGGACGAAGTGACTCCAAAGCTATTCAAGGAGGAGCTGGAGTCGGCTCAGGGAGATATCACCGTTTGGATCAATTCACCGGGCGGAGATGTTTTTGCAGCCGCACAGATTTACAACATGCTGATGGACTACCAAGGCAATGTAACGGTGAAGATTGATGGTCTGGCTGCATCAGCTGCTTCTGTTATTGCAATGGCGGGAACGGAAGTACAGATGTCACCTGTGGCCATGATGATGATCCACAATCCCATGACGGTAGCCATTGGGGATTCAAAGGAAATGCAAAAGGCCAGTGAGATGCTGTCGGAGGTTAAGGAAAGCATCATGAATGCTTATGAAATCAAGACAGGTCTTACAAGAACAAAGATATCCCACTTGATGGATGCAGAGTCCTGGTTCAATGCAAGAAAAGCAGTGGAGCTGGGATTTGCAGATACAATTCTATTTTCCGGTGAGGAGGAGAAAGTGGAGGGTGAACCGCTGGAAGCTGTGATGTTTTCCAGAGCCGCAGTAGCAAATTCACTACTAACTAAGCTTATTCCACCCAAACCAGAGAACAGAACACCTATTGAGCAGTTGGAAAAAAGACTGAGCCTAATCGCTCACTAATTTGAGGAGGAAAATGATATGAACAAAATTCTTGAACTGAGAGAAAAGAGAGCAAAAGCCTGGGAAGATGCGAAAGCTTTCCTGGATAGTAAAAGAGGAACTGACGGTATGCTTTCTGCTGAAGACACTGCCACATACGACAAGATGGAAGCGGAAGTAGTCAATTTAGGAAAAGAAATCGAAAGACTGGAGCGCAGAGCGTCCATCGATGAGGAGCTTGCCCGTCCAACTTCATCTCCTATTACCAATAAGCCAGGAAGTGCCATGGGTGGAGAAGAGAAAAAGGGTAGAGCCTCCAATGAGTATCGACAAGCATTCTGGAAAGCCATGAGAAACAAGAACAGCTATGATGTACAGAATGCCCTTCAGATTGGTACGGATTCAGAAGGCGGCTATTTAGTGCCAGACGAGTTTGAAAGAACCTTGATTGAGTCCCTTCAGGAAGAAAATATCTTCAGAAGCATTGCCAAGGTCATCACCACTTCATCCGGGGATAGAAAGATTCCAGTGGTGGCATCTAAAGGAACTGCGTCCTGGGTGGATGAGGAAGGTCCGATTCCTGAATCTGATGACGCCTTCACTCAAGTGTCCATTGGTGCCTATAAGCTTGCAACCATGATCAAGGTATCTGAGGAGCTTCTTAATGACAGCGTCTTTAACCTTGAAGGCTACATTGCAAGGGAATTTGCAAGACGAATCGGTGCCAAGGAAGAAGAAGCCTTCTTTGTTGGTGATGGTTCCGGTAAACCTACAGGTATTTTCAATGCCACTGGCGGAGCGGAGCTTGGTGTGACTGCAGCTTCTGCTACAGCCATCACCGTTGATGAGATTATGGATCTTTTCTACAGCTTGAAGTCACCTTATCGAAAGAATGCCATCTTCGTCATGAACGATGCGACAGTAAAAGCCATTCGAAAACTGAAGGATGGGAATGGCCAGTATTTGTGGCAGCCTTCCATCTCTGCGGGTCAGCCTGACACCATTTTGAATCGACCTGTAAAGACTTCTGCCTATGTACCAACTATTGCAGCGGGAGCCAAGTCCATCGCCTTTGGTGACTTTGGATACTACTGGGTAGCCGATAGACAAGGTCGCTCCTTCCAGAGACTTAATGAGCTCTTTGCAGCCACCGGTCAGGTAGGATTTAAGGCAAGCCAGAGAGTGGATGGGAAACTGATTCTTGCTGAAGCCATCAAGGTTCTTCAGCAGAAAGCGTAGGTGATGCTCTATGAGTAATGTTAAGAACTATACCGAGCAGGGTGGAGAAAAAACGGTTATCGGTGGCGAGCTTTTAATCACCGCTGAAGGAAAGCTTACCTTTGATGGGGTGGAGGTTAAACCCTCTGCCCTTCAGGCAGATAGCACCGCAGCTGATGTGCCGGCATTGGTTTCTGATTTTAATGCACTTCTTGCAAAGCTTAAAGCTGCAGGACTTATGGAATCAGAATAGGGAAGGGGGTAGTCGGTGATGTCAGCTTTACTTGAGAAAGTGAAAAAGAATCTGATACTTGATCATAATGAGGACGATGAACTCATCGCAAGCTACATCACCGCCGCCACCTCTTATGCAGAAGGCTATCAGAAAAAAGTATCGGGATTCTATGAGATAAATCCCATGGATCCCACCACAGAACAGGCTGTCATCATGCTATCATCCCACTTTTATGAAAGCCGAGATGGTAGCACTGGCGGCTTTTTTCAGGATAAGGTGGATGCCAGTGAGCAGGTTTGGCGTGTGGTGAATATGCTACTTCGCATGAATAGGGATGTGGTCATATGAGTTTTGGAATGATGCAGAACTTTATTGAAATCTATAGCACCAACTCGGTGAAAGATGAAGAAGGCTTCGTGACAAAAGAAGAAGTCCTTTTACTAAAGACCAGAGCCTATAAAGAAAACAGGCATGGTAATGAAGCCTGGAAAAACAGGGCAAGCTTTACAACAGCCACTACCCTTTTTAGGTTTCGCAAGCCACCCGCTATTGATATCAGCACGACTCATGTATTGGTGTGTAAGGGTGAAAAGTTCAATATTTTGAGCGTGGAAGATATCAGGGAAAAAGGCATGTATGTGGAGGTGCTGGCAGAAAATGTGACTGGGTCAAAGGGGTGATGAACATGGCGAAAGCAACTTTCAATATGCCAGAAGATTTTATCAATAAGCTCTCAAAGCTGAATAACAAGTTCGATGAGATTGTACCGAGGGTCCTTCAAGAAGGTGCAGAGCCAGCCATCAAGAAGGCGAAAAGTAATCTAGCCCTTCGCATTGGTCAGGGAACAAAGGAACCATCCCAGTCAACGGGTGAGCTACTAACCTCTCTTGAAACCTCAAAGCCAGTGCAGAACTATAAGGGGGATTGGACGCTTCGTGTGGGTATTCCGACAACCAAAGACAGTAAAGGTGTATCCAATGCACTAAAGGCTGCGGTTATCGAGTATGGCAAGTCCGGTCAACCGCCAAAGCCATGGCTCAAGCCCTCAAAAAGAGCATCTAAAAAGGAATGTATGGAAGCGATGAAAAGTGCGCTGGATAAGGAGATTGAAAAACTATGAGTTTACTTGCAGATATAAACCACATACTAGCGCCCCTAAACATTCCTGTGGAGACCGGTGTGTTNTCAGATNCACCACCAGANGANTACTTGGTCATCACACCTATGTCAGANAGGCTTGATCTCTTTGCAGATAATCAAAGCTACATGATCGTGTCAGAAGCCAGATTGTCTCTTTTCACAAAGAAGAACTATAACAAGCGAAAAAAGGAACTGACAAAGGCTCTGCAAGCAAGCGGCATGACCATAACAGATAGGCAGTATGTGGGCTACGAGAACGATACTAAATTTCATCATTACGCCATTGACGTAATGAAAGAATATGAAACGGAGGAAGATTAAATGGCAACAATAGGATTGGACAGTTTATATTACGCCAAGATCACTGAAGATCAAAATGGAATAGAAAGCTATGGAACGCCTAAAGTTCTGGCGAAAGCCATGACAGCAGAGCTTAGTGTGGAGCTGATTGAAGCAATCCTTTATGCGGATGACGGGGCATCTGAGGTCGTGAAGGAGTTCAAAAGTGGATCTCTTAGCTTAGGGATTGATGATATTGGGTCCTTGGTAGCACAGGATTTGACGGGCTGTAAAATCGACAGCAACAATGTAGTGGTATCAAGGAGTGAAGATGGCGGAAGTCCAGTGGCCATAGGCTTTCGTGCCAAGAAGGCTAACGGAAAATATCGTTATTTTTGGCTTTACAGGGTCATCTTTAGTGTTCCTGCCACAAGCCTTGCCACAAAAGGAGACTCTATTACCTTCAGCAGTCCCACCATAGAAGGAACAGTATTCAGACGAAACAAACTGGACGGTGAAAGCAAGCATCCTTGGAAAGCAGAAGTCACTGAAGGAGATAATGGGGTAGCACCATCTACGATTTCCAGCTGGTTTACTTCGGTTTATGAACCGGACTTCACACCGGTAACCCCAACTATAACCATCACAACTGAGCCGGCTACTTTGACTGAAGTAACAGCTGGTAGTATCACAGGAAGTCTTTCTGTTGTGGCAAGCTCCAACACGTCAAATCCTGTGACGTATCAGTGGTATGAAAATACCGTTGACAGTTCTACTGGTGGGACAATCATTAACGGTGAAACATCTGCAAGCTTTGATATACCAACAGACCTGCTGGCAGACACTTACTACTATTACTGTGTTTTAAGTTCAAGTGGTGCAGAGAGTGTAACAACTTCAGTGGCAACTGTTGTTGTATCGTAAGGGAGGAATGATCATGGCAGATGAAAAATTGAAGATTGATGAAGCCGCTGAAGAAAGAAGCACCACCATTGATATTGGGGGTACTGAATTTAAAATGGTTCTCACCACCAAAGCTACAAAGGAAATTGCTAAGCGTTATGGTGGGCTTGAAAACCTGGGTGAGAAGCTGATGAAAACTGAGAACTTTGAAATGGCCCTTGATGAAGTGGTGTGGCTCATAACGCTTCTGGCCAATCAGTCCATTCAGATTCATAACATCAAGAATAAGGATGATAAAAGAGAGCTAATTACAGAAGAAGAAGTAGAGCTTCTCACCACGCCTTTTGATCTAGCTAATTACAAGAATGCCATTATGGCAAGCATGATGAAAGGCACTCAGAGGAATGTGGAGAGTGAACGCTCAAAAAACGAGATGGTCGGGTAAGTGATCAAGAACTCTTTACCCGACTGATTTACTATGGTACGACTCATCTAAACCGCAGAGAAGATGAGGTGTGGCTGATGCCCATCGGCTTTTTGATGGACCTTTGGGAATGTCACAAGCAGTTTATTGGTATCTCAAGACCAAGAAAGGAATATACGATCGATGAGCTGATTCCAGAATGGCTATAATAAAATCACGTGTTGATTACGCTGAAATCGAAATTAATTAGATAAGAACACAGTATAGAATTATTGATTACGCTGACACCGAAGGAAGGTGTCTTTTTAATGCCCTGACGGAGGAGGTGAGGAGATTGTCTGATTCATTTGGGTTCAAGCTGGGAATTGAAGGGGAGCGTGAATTTAAGAACGCATTAAGGGATATAAACCAAAGCTTCAAGGTGCTGGGGTCTGAGATGAATCTGGTCACCTCTCAGTTTGATAAGCAGGATAAATCAGTTAAAGCCATCACTGCTAGAAATGAAGTCCTGAATAAAGAGATTGATGCCCAGAAAAACAAAATCAGCACCTTGGAATCCGCCTTGAAAAATGCCGCCGAATCCTTTGGAGAAAATGATAAGCGTACTAAAGCCTGGCAAATCCAGCTGAACAATGCAAATGCAGATCTAAACAAAATGGAAAAAGAGCTAGATGACAACAATAAGGCTCTTGATGCAGCCAGCGATGGTTTTGATGATGCTGGTAAGGAAGCGGACAAGTTTGGCGATGAGGTCAAAGACTCTGCAAAGGTTACAGACGAAGCTGGTGGAAAGTTTGAAAAGCTAGGATCTGTTTTGAAGGGTGTAGCAGCAGGCATTGGCGTTGCCATGGCGGCCATCGGAACTGCAGCTGTCACCGCAGGTAAAAAGCTCTTTGATATGGCCAATGATGCTGCCGCCGCAGGGGATGAGATCGATAAGGCCAGCCAAAGGATTGGTCTTTCCAGGCAAGGTTATCAAGAGTGGGATTATGTTCTTTCCCAAAACGGGGCCAGTATCTCATCCTTAGAAAACGGGATGAAGAAGCTTAACAACACCGTGGACGATGCCATCAACGGTAGTTCCTCAGCCACAGAAAAGTTTCAGCGACTAGGTATTTCCATGTCAGACCTTGAGGGTAAATCCCGAGAAGAAGTCTTTGAGATGACCATTAAAGGTCTACAAGGCATCTCTGATGAAGGTGAAAAAGCGGCCATTGCCAATGACCTACTGGGAACATCCTCAGTTGAGCTTGGTGCACTTTTGAATCAAACTGCTGAAAGCACCGATGCTCTAAAAAACAAAGCAAGTGAGCTCGGGCTAGTCATGAGTGATGAATCTGTGGATGCTGCGGTGAACTACACAGACGCCATGGACAATCTCACCCGCTCCTTTGCCGGGGTGAAAAACAATATCACATCACAGCTCCTCCCTGGCTTTACCATGATCTTAGATGGTTTGACGGGCCTCATCACTGGTCAAGAAGGAGCTGCTGAGCAGTTAAAAGAAGGAGCAAGACAGACGGTTGAGCAGATTGCTGTCATCCTTCCTCAAATTCTGGATGTGGTTACTGGACTTATTGCGGCCATTGCAGAAGTTGCACCTGATTTGATTCTCGCTCTTGTCAGTGGGATTTTAGATAATCTTCCCACACTTATTGAAGCGGCAACCAATATCATCATGACCATTGT